TTAGTTCATATTTTGTAATGTTACGTTACTTCGATTTATATTTTCGAGCACTTCATCAATGAATAAAGAGCGGTAATGTGGGCATTCAAGAACGCCCTTACTTTTTGCTTCCCTATACACTTTGGAAAATAATTTTGCTTTCTCTCTGTCAGTGGTCGGTAGTTGCTCTATGGGGGTGCCGAGGAACCGACACCCCCAGCCTTTGCAAGTTGGAGTGAGAGAGCAGTATAATTCACTTGTTCGTAGAGATGAACACTGAGTAATATTTGGGGTCATAGCGATATTTTTACCGTTTTAGTAAATAGAAGATTAGATGTATCATTTTCGTATGCTTTTATAATTACACTACCTCCTTTTTGAATACTAAGACACATATCCGATTCGGCAGGTCCTACAATCTTTGCAAAAGTAGTTCTATCATGACTGAGTTCATAGTCTATGAACCAATCTCCCATTGCGGCGACATTAAAGCCAAATTCTGTATCTATTCTTTGAAATTCAATAATTAAAGTTTTGTTTTTAGGGATTGACGCTTTACAACTTATATGCTTTCCATATACTTCATGGGTGTTGTTTTTTAATATGTTATCGCTAAATCTACCTTTGTCTGGGAAGGTTATTCTTAAACTACTTAATTGTTCTCTTATTTGTTGGCAATATGTTCCAACACTTGCTTGCATATTGGTATTAGGATATTCAAAAGTTCCTCCTGTAACACCTGTTAAATCAGATGGAAGATGTAAGTCGTATCCACGAGGCATTACATATGAAACTTTATCACGTCCTAATTTCCCATAAAATAGGCCTAACTCAAAGACTACATTATCACGTACAGTTGCTTTCTCTTCACCTCTAATTTCTAATTTATCTTCAGGGAGAAAAACGAAGGATGCAAAGTCTGAGTTCTCAAGTACTGTGCTCAAGTCTTCTAATGGCGAATGAGATAGTTTGAATACTCCTTGACTCCACACTGTAACGTCCATATCAAAGTCTAATTCGGCCTTAATAGCTCTTGCAACTGATAGCCCTTCAACAGAAGAACCAATGAATAATGTTGGTTTTGCCATAATTTCTAAATCACCATTATAAAACAACATCAATCTTTGTGTTCATACATATCAATTGCTTTAAAGAAATCATCTTCATAATTAAAGATGTCATCTAAGCTTTCAATTGTATGCTTCACATCTTTCTTATTTTCATCAATAGTAGCTACATATTTAGTAGCTGTATTGAAATACATGCGACAAATAGGTTTTCGGTTATTGTTGTCAAGTAATATACTGAAGTAAGTCTGTGCATCACGATATACTATACGAGATATATCCACTTTCTTCCGGCAAATAGCCTTGACGATGCGATAAGCGTCAAGTTCATCCTCTGTGGTTACAATTTTTGATTCAGAATGATTTTCCTCCTGATTGTCTTCGGATGAAGTGTCTGTCTGTTTGGACTGTACAGGTTCGGGATTGGAGTCGTTGACAGTTAAAGCCCCTTTCAACCGTTCGTTAATAATATCGTTGATGTGTGAAGAGATGGCACGTTTGACTAAAGGTGTGAACTGATCTATTATGTTTTGAAGCATTCTACCTTCATAAACTTTTGTAGCAAACATTTTTACGAAATCAGTGCTAGGAGAGGAGAATTCTTCTTGTATGATAGCTTTTAGTTCTCCCATATATTTTAATTCACTGGCTGAGTTCAGAATATTGTCCACATCAAAGTATGACTTATGGAATTTTTTCAATTCTTCGATTTGATTATCCCTCAAGTCTGTAATATCCACTTCTAAAAATGGTTTATCATCCATTATATTGGGTTCTTTTAAATCTGTATAGAAGCGGTAGATAATCCCATTGGTTAAAAGTCCGAATTTAGCCTTTGATACGTTGAAATAGCGTAGCAATTGGTTGTCGTGCAGGTTTAAGTCTTGTTTCCAATGCTTACATTCAATCAGCAATATAGGCTGGTCGTCCTTCATGATGGCATAATCAATCTTTTCTCCTTTCTTGGTTCCAATATCACATGTCATTTCGGGGAGTACTTCTAAAGGATTGAATACATCATATCCGAGAGCATTAATAAAAGGCATGATGAAAGCATTTTTAGTTGCTTCTTCTGTCTGAATGTTATCTTTCAGCTTTTCGATTCTATCTGCGAGCTGTTTAATAGTGTCTTTAAAATCCATAGTATTTATTTTTAGATTGATATTATAATCTCATGCTACGTTCAACAACCTTAATTACATTATATATCTCTACTACATCGTCAAGATTGACGGTATAATCATTGAATAGTTCATTTAGTGAATGACAAGTGATATTTCCGCTATCGTCCTGCGCTGTGATTTGCTTAATGGATATTCCTTTTGTTCGATGTACGATGACGAAATACCAGTCGTTGATATGAAGCTTAGGGAGCCATAAATCACGTCTTACTTCCCTGCAAAGTAGCTTGTCCCCGTCGCAGATAGAATTACGGCTGCCATCATCCATACTATCGCCTTCTGCCTCAAATATGCGGTATTTTCCGTGATAAGTTTGGTCTACAATAACCGGCATTGTCGGTAGGGTATTTATGTATTCAGCATCTCCGTATCCGGCAAGATAACCGCATTGTGCTTTGATGTGTATAACAGGCACATTCATATAGCTTAGGTCATCTACTTGACGGGCGTTGGAGTGGAATGTTTGGGATTGGGTATCGGTAAGCATATCCCCTTCGCCGGTTAGTAGCCATTCTAAATTATATATAGGAAATGCACTAACTATCTTTTCACATGTTGCACGTGAAGGTGTACGATGCTCATTAATAATGCGGGTGATAGTTACATTATTAGATATACCAATAGCTTTACTGAATGAATTCTTATTCAAGCCTTCTTTTTCAATAATTAATTCAACTCTTTCCCAAGCTTCCATATTTGAATATACTAACAGTTAGTTAAATGTTGTAAATAAACTAACTTTTAACTGGTGAAAGTTTGTATTTATACTAACTGTTAGTATCTTTGCAACATCAACAACGACTTCAACAGCAAAGATGCGAAGTTTGAGTGAGATTACCAAATTATTTACATACCTAAAAAGGAGTAAGACAATGAAAAAAAGAGATTATGAATTGGTAAAGAATGGCAAGTATAACAGAAGAGCAATTATGCAGAGAGCTTATGTATATATGCGTAATTACAATTACTCTCTTTCAAGCGCCTTAAAAACGGCTTGGTGTGATGCTCATCTGAAAATGGATGAATATAAAGTACAGATTGCTCCTAAGTATCAAGATTACCCGAAATCGGCTAATAATTTCAGACAGGCTATGATTGATTTGAATCCCACTTTAAGAAGCTACGATAGCTCTTGGAGATAATATAAACAAAGCTGCAGAAAAGGTCAGTGCTATACCGGTGACAAAAGCCGCGAGGGTTCGTAATGGCAAACGAACACTTTACCCTTCACCGGGCAGCTTTCCCTATTCGGTGATGCGTTACGCCGAATTTCTCTATCCGGTCTTTGAGCCTACCCTTTGATGGGAGATAGAGAACTGATATGAGCTCGACATTCGGGCAGGAGAGGCGATACTCCGCAACAACACACCCCGAAAGACTTGGAACTGGTGACAGCAGAAGCAGACTTGAGTAGGGTTACGGGTGCAGTCCCGGTGAAATCTGCCGCAGTTCGTACTGAGAAAGGTACAGGAACTCCGAAGCATACCCATGTAAACAGATAGTAGACTTGTCCTTGATTGTGGTGGGGTAAAATAAAGAAGTCGACATGCCCCGAACGGTTATGCAGTGAAGTATAGTAGCTGATAACTCCGGTGGGAAGAACTGAGAGAGTTTATCGGGGCACGAATATTAATTAAAAATAGAGAGAAAATGAATGAAATAATAGATTACATTAAGGATTCACCAATTGAGTATGCAATTGATGCCTTGTCTGTGAATTATGTGATACAGACTATCGTTCAAATGGTACTGTTTCCCTTTGTACTATACTTTTGTTGGAGGGTTTTTAAAAAGATACTTCGTAACATGAGGAATAATTAACAGAAACTCCTTACAATAGTATACGCAACCAATGCGATGATAAACAGCAGGAATGAAACATACGAGCCTTTTTCGCAAAATACGAAAATCCTTCTTCTTGGTATGCTTTCATATACGTAAGCTTGACCGTGCGGTAATTCCCCGTTATGATATTTTCTTAGGTATTCCCGATAGGTGCGCACAGCTTGATTGCTCAACACTCTATTCTCGTATAGAGATATTCCAGAGAAAAGGATACAGAGTGCATTTACGCATATTGCAGTCACAAGGAGAACCTTGTTGCAAAGACTGTCCTCTGAAGGACTGCTTAAAGAAATGATTACCGCAAAGGTGGTTGAGGCTACCATTAAAAGCGTTGTTTGTATTTTGAATACCCATTCGGTTTGTTCATCCAGAGAACGCATATATAACCTAATTAGATTTCTTTCCCAACTCATATTTACTTAATTTTTTGATTTGACACTTCAAAGTTAAGTAAATCTCCCGAATAAAGCGTGATGCTACCAATCGAATTGGTTCGGGAGAACTCAAATATTAATCATTAAAATTTTATAGCAATGAAAAAGAAAATAATCACAGAAAACTACACGCCGGCTTTGAGAGATATGGAAGTAGGAGATATTCTTACTTTCCCGGTGAAAGCTTACAATTCTATCAAAGGTACATTGATTCCCCGATTGAGATTGGAACTTTGCGTAGAAGATGCAGATTGGAAAGTAGGAGACATTGATAAGAAAAAAGGTCTTTTTGATGTAGAAAGGGTTGCGTGATGGTTTCCCTTTCTCCGGCGGAAATGCTTGTTGCAAATGAGTATTGCAAGGGACTTGCTGACAAAGAAGTGGCCGACAATCTGAGCAAGTCTGTTTGGACTATCAAGACACAGAAGCGGACTATCTATCGAAAGTTAGGCATATCCAAAGATACTGAATTGCTTCTGTATATGATTTGCGGCAGGCTGAAACGCAATTTCGATTTGAATGAGTTACGGAAGCATGGACTTGAGTTTTTATTCTCCATTCTTTTCATAGTAATGCAAATAACTTGTAATGATATTGATATGCGGAGAATGAAAACGCCCTCACGAGTGCGGACTACAATGCGCTATATAAGAGTAGGGGGACGGAGTAATAATAATTTTAATTTTTTGGCAGCATGATATATGAGGTAAACGGTGATTTACGCAGTTCTATGTTGATTGATGGGACAGCGGAGGCAAGGTTGGCAGATATACTTACCATCATGGATAAGCGTACATTTCCTAAGAGGGAATCAGAAAGAATAGTAGGTGGCCCGGGGAGATTGAAAACTTTGGTAAGTTCTCGAAGAGTGAGAGTTGAGTACAAACCTAATGGGAGAAGTTATTACAATGCTTCAGATGTATTGAGTTTTGCAAAAGTAAGAAAAGGAAGAAACCATGAAAAGAATAATTCTCAACGTGCTATTGCTTAATATATTGGCTTTGCCTTGTTTGGCAATGTTCAATGATGTTGATCCGGTAACAGGGGACTGGAACTATACTGTTAATCTTTTTGGTATAGTGTATTCTGTTTGGTTCTATCACAAAGTATTAAAGAAGATAATAAAGATATGAACCTCAGCGGAGGAAGTGCATTACACAAAACTTATTTAGTTAGATTGCTGTCTGCATGGTCTGTGAAGATATAGCAGGCAGAAACGGGTAATTAGCTCAGTCAGGTAGAGCGGTACATGATTATTTAATGTTGGTAATTTGTCATGGTATTATTTAAAGGTTTCATTCATGTACAGGTCGTGGTGTTCAAGTCCCACATTACCTACAAGCTTTTTTATGTTTAACCAATAATGCCGACGAAAAGGACGTCGTAGGGAGAATGCCCCTATTTGAGTTTTATACTTTAAACTATCTTGTTAACTACCCTTCCCGGTGTGGCTTGGCCGCCTATCCGGGAGCAATGCCCAAGCGAGGGCAGATATAGTTTAGTATTTTTATTTGGTTGTGCTGAGGTGTTCTGTCTGTGAAGATAGTACACCTTTTTTATTCGGGAGTTCGGTGTAATGGCTAACACGCCTCATTCGAGGAGACTGACGGTTCGAGTCCGTCAACTTCCACGACATTTTTTATTAACCACATAAATTTTATCATTATGAGTTTGATCAAGAAACCTAACGAGCTGACTGTTAAGACTACATTGTCAGCACTGATTTACGGACAACCGGGTATGGGAAAAACGACATTGGCATTATCAGCCCCGAACCCTGTGCTGTTTGATTATGACGGTGGTATTCATCGCGTCAATGCTGCTCATCGCGTACCCACTGTCCAAATTACAAGCTGGGATGAAACGAACCAAGTACTTGCTTCCGAGGAGATCCAGGAGTTCGACACAATTGTGATTGACACTGCCGGAAAGATGCTCTCTTTCATGGATAAGGCTATCATGGCAGCCAATCCGAAAATGAAGAAGGCTGACGGTACTCTTTCCTTGCAGGGCTATGGGGTACGAAAGAATATGTTCATCAGCTTTGTAAATCAAGTTACCCTCATGGGTAAGTCTGTTATCTTCGTTGCTCATGAACGGGAGGAGAAAGTCGGTGATGAAAAACAGATACGCCCGGAGATTGGCGGTTCATCTGCCGGCGACTTGATTAAGGAACTGGATTTAGTCGGTTACATGGAAGCCATTGGCAAGGATAGAACAATTTCCTTTGACCCATGCGAGAAGTTCTATGGTAAGAATACTTGTAATCTCTCTTCACGTATAAAGATACCTGTTATCATTGATGCGTCTGGTACTGTTACGGGAAAGAATGATTTTATGACGAACATCATTAATACTTACAAGGAATATCAAACAAAGCAAACTGAGTTGTCTTCCGAATATGATAAGCTTCTTGAAGTTATTCGTGATATGGTGGAGCAGGTGACTGATATGCAGTCGGCTAATGAGGTACGGGAAGCGATTGCGGGTATGAACCATATCTTTGACAGCAAGGTACGGGCCGGTATGATGCTTAATGAGAAATGTAAGCAACTCGGGTTGAAATTTAATAAACTCAGCAAGAAGTATGAACCAGCCGCCTAAGTACAGACTTTACCCGTCGCTGCTTGATAAGTTCGAGCAGTATCTGCGGGCGGATGAACAGGTTGAAAGTTTTTGGAATGTCGACAATGAAACGGGGGAATACAAGAAAAGCCCCGAAGAGATTGAGGCGGAGCTCAAGCAAACTCTGCTTGATGCGATAAACCGCGTTCCATTTGAGAGTGAAGCGGCTGATAAAGGAACGGCATTCAATGCTATTATAGACTGTTATATCCATAGGAAAAAGCATATTCCAAATGAACGAGAACCATATACCATTATCGGTGATGAAGAAACCAACATTATCCAAGTTGATTTTCCGGCTACGGATATAGCGCCTGCCCGTCATTTCTTGTTTGACCGAGCATGGTGTATCGAGCAGTCGAGATATTTTGCCGGTGCATTGTCTCAGGTCTTTGTCTCTGCCATTATCTCCACCCGTTACGGTGATGTGGAACTTTACGGGTTTATAGACGAACTTCTCCGAGATACTGTCTATGACATCAAATCAACATCCAAATATGATTTCGGCAAGTATGAACATGGCTGGCAGCGGCATGTATATCCTTACTGCCTGATTGCTTCCGGTCAAATGGAGAGTGTGAAAGCTTTTGAGTACACTGCTTATCAGTTGAAGGGCGGTACGAGTCGTACACCGCTAATCAGCGGAACGCAATATCCGGAATACTACACCTATAACCATGAACAGACGGTTAAACTGTTGACCGCTCATTGTGAGCATTTCATAGAATTTCTGGAAGTAAATCGGGAGTTTATTACGGATAAGAAAATATTTGGGTTAGAGTAATGGCACAGGAAGCAATTCTTGAAAAGGTTAACGGCGAAGTACACATAAGCAAATCCTTTGATTTCATGTGTTCCCAGCTTCGTAATGGTCGGTATCGTGTAAAAATCGAACGGTTCACAGAGCCTCGTACACTATCGCAAAATGCGCTCATGTGGCTTTGGTTCACTTGCATCGAGCAGGAAACCGGAACGGATAAGCAGGATATACACGATTACTACTGCAACCTATTTCTGAGGAGAACTTCCTATATCAAAGGCAAAGAAACGGTTGTTGCCGGAAGCACATCGAAACTCAATACAGTGCAGATGACAGACTTTTTGAATAAAGTCCAGGCTGATGCCGCTGCCGAACTGGGAATAACACTCCCTCTTCCGGCTGACCGTTACTATAACGAATTTATCAACGAATATCAAGACAGGAGATAAAAATGAATATCACAAAAGCAAAAATAACGAAAGACAACACGCTTGTTGCCACTTTTAAGAACGAGAATGAGGATAATGTAACCGTTGAGGGAAAGAATCTTATCCATAAGGATTTACGTGCTGCATTTGATGAACTTATCCCTCACCTTGCTTTCCTCTGCGAACAAAAGGAAGCTGACGGCAAAGATTCCATAGATGAATTGCCGGAAGAAATCTTTTCAACATTTGAGGTTACCGGTTATACAATTGGTGGTTCCGATGATAATATCGGGATTACTTTAGTCGGTAAACGTTTCTTAAAAAGTAAAAAGGTGCTCAATCTCATTGCACCGTTTACCATGTTCAACAATGAGAACGAGGAATACGAACACGCCTTTGAGTTGCAGCAAGCCATTGATGCTTGTAATTATGAAGTAGAACAGTATCTGACCGCAAAGAAATGGGCAGTAGTTCAGCAGGAACTTCCATTTGATGAAAGTACCCCGACTGATATAGGGGCTGACCCAGTGGGGGACGCTACTTTTGAGGAGGAAGCTAACGAGTTCCTCAAACAAGTGGCGGAACAGACCGGTACTACTTTGATTGTGGACGGTAAGAAAGTGAAACCGCGTCATTCACGTACTAAGAAAGTCAAAGAAACGGCAGCTTAATTATGGCAGCACCTTTTTGTATCACCAAATATCCAGACGGCTTCAAACTTAAATTCATGTATCATCCGATGCTGATAAAATGTGTGAAGAACATTCCGTCAGTCAAGGCCAATGCAAAGAGAGCTTACCTCTTTAATGAAAAAGCCTGGTGGGTTGATCTTGCCGATGAATGGTATGTCAACACCATGGCGAATTGGGCGGTGCAATATGGTTATTGCGGATCAGTACAGCGGTTGGAGCAAAGAAAAGCTGATATAAGTTTTGAGATTGCTCCAATGCCGCAATTGGCCGTACCTCATGGGCTACTTCTTGAACCATACGATTATCAGAAAGAGGGTATCGCTTATGCATTAGAACATAAACGGTGCATCTTCGGTGACCAGCCGGGACTTGGTAAGACATTACAGGCGATAGGTACGGTAACAATAGCGCAATCTTATCCATGTCTTGTAGTATGTCCGGCTGCATTGAAAATAAACTGGCAACGTGAGTTCAAGAAGTTTGCCGGGAAACAGGCTCTTATACTTGATGATAAGAATAAAAATACGTGGCAACGCTTCATTGAAACCAAGTGCTGTGATATTTTCATCACTAATTATGAGTCGCTGAAAAAGTTCTTCGTATTGGATGTGAAGAATGATACGCGGTTTACGCTGAAGTCAATCATTTTTGATCCTCGCATAACGCTTTTCAAATCGGTCATTATTGATGAGTCTCATAAATGTAAGTCTACTAAGACCCAGCAAAGTAAGTTTGTTGAGGGCATCTGCAAAGGTAAGGATTTCATTCTTGAGTTGACAGGAACTCCGGTAGTGAATGATAATACTGACCTTATACAACAACTTAAGATAATGGGACGTTTGGAAGATTTCGGTGGGTATAAGACATTTACCGAGCGCTTTTGTAACGGACCGAAGAAAGCATCTAATCTGAAAGAATTAAACTGGCGCCTTTGGAATACCTGCTTTTTCCGACGGGAGAAGGCAAAGGTGTTGACCCAACTTCCGGATAAGACACGCCAGTATATCGAGATGGATATCACTACGCGGTTGGAATATGAGAAAGCAGAAAGCGACCTTATTCAATATCTGCGTATTTATAAGAATGCGGACGACGAGAAGATTGCCAAGTCCATGCGCGGCGAGGTAATGGTAAGGATGGGTATATTGAAAGCTATTTCCGCTCGTGGAAAAATCAAGGCGGCTGCCGAATTTATCCATGACGTTATCGATGGGGGAGAGAAACTGATAGTATTTGCTTATCTGAAAGAGGTAGTAATGGAACTGAAAAAGATGTTTCCCAAAGCAGTAACGGTTACTGGTGAAGATAATGCTACCCGGAAACAGATAGCTGTAGATGCTTTTCAAAACAATCCGGATTGTACACTTATCATTCTGAACTACAAATCGGGTGGTACGGGGCTTACTTTGACCGCTTCCAGTCGTGTGGCCTTTATTGAGTTCCCATGGACGTTCAGCGATTGCGAACAGGCTGAAGACCGGGCACATCGTAACGGACAGAAAAATAACGTTAACTGTTACTACTTCCTTGGTAAAAATACCATTGATGAATATATGTATGATGTCATTCAGCGGAAGAAGGGTATAGCTAACGGAGTTACCGGAACTGATGATGTAGTAAAGGAGAATGTAGTAGATATGGCTATGGACTTATTCAAAGGTAGATTATGAGAAAGAAACAAACTACACCACAATCAGAAAGCCAGATACAGCATAGCTGCCTGACTTGGTTCCGGCATCAATATCCGTTTTTGAGTCGCATGCTGTTCGCTGTTCCTAACGGTGGGAAACGCGATGCCCGTACCGGTGCGCAAATGAAATACGAAGGTGTTTTACGCGGCGTTGCCGATTTGATACTTCTTGTCCCTAAGAAAGGTTTTGCGTCTCTCTGTATAGAAATGAAAACTCCGATGGGGAAACAGAGAGAGGAACAAATTGAATGGCAGAGAGAAGCGGAAAAGTATCGAAATAAATACGTTATCTGCCGTTCTCTTCAAGATTTTATGAACGAGGTTAATTCCTATCTACGATGAATTATATTGAATTAGTCAATAACTTTTGGACTGTGAGGCGTATTAGACCGATGACAAGTTACGAGGCAGATTTTTATTTCTATTTGCTGAAAGAATGTAACTCGAGAAACTGGACTAATCCGTTCGAATTGCCGTCGAGGAATGTGGAGCTTGAACTCGGCATCTCTCGCAAAACAATTTGTGACCTGCGCAACAAACTCCAGCAAAAAGGATTGATTTCTTTCAAAGAAGGGAATAAACGGGCAAACGGAGCTTTTTATCAGATACTTTATGTTTCTGACGGTAACAAAAATGGTAACGAAAGTGGTAACGTAAATGGTAACATAAACGGTAACGTAAACGGTAACGTAAATGGTAACCCTTTATATAAACAGAAACATAAACAGAAACCTATGGGGGAAAATAACTCTGGCGAGTTATTCCCACCGGAGCCACCACCGAAAAAGAAGCTGCTTAAAACCAAAGTAGAGTTTATACCACCGACCGTCGAAGAAGTGAAAGAGTATTTTCGGGGCAAACTTCCTGACTGGGAATTGCAAGCGGATATTTTCTACAATCATTTCTCCGGGCTTGGTTGGAAAACGGCTACAGGTGCCAAGGTTGAACGTTGGGACAGCCGGGCCAATCTTTGGATAATCGAAAAAAAACAGCAAGGCAATGGAAAAACAGAAACCCAAGGACAAAACGGTCGGGATGCTGATAAGGCAGCAAAGGCAAGAAACCTCATTGCGGAGTACGCGGCCATCGAGCAGGGATGTGATGTTGTCGGCCATCAAGCAGAGATACCCGACCTTTAGCCAAGCCTCTGCCGCATATTCGACATCGCTCCAGCCGATACTTCTTGCCGACCTTGATAAAGCATACAGCGAGAAGTCTCCCACGTTGTCAGACCTTGAACAGATGTACGGTGACGGCTCCTCGGTTTTGTGGGCAAAGACGCAGCTACTGACTATTGATTTTGCCTCTGCCACGAAAGAGAGTGCCGATGAAAAAGCTTTGAACGAGTTCTCAAACCTGTTTGTAAGGCAGTATCACTACATCAAGTTGACCGAATTCATTCTATTTGTCGCCCGATTCAAGTTGGGCAGATACGGTAAATTCTACGGCTATTTCGACACGATAACCATTGGCGAGGCTTTCCGTAAGTTCCTCAAAGAGCGGTCGGATGAGTTGGATATAATCATCCGGAAACGTAATAACCAGGCGCAGGAGCGGCGGCAAGTACCTGTGGAACGGAATCACCAACCACCCGACGACTTACGGGCAAAACTCAAATTAAGATGAAAGACATAAAACTGATAGCGACTATTCTGTCAATTCTGGCAGCGTATGCCGCTTTTTATTTTGTCTGCTACTGGATAGCGGACTATTGTTTAAGAACTTATTTGTAACGCAATTATGGAAAACAAAACTTTCAAAGAAGCTATCAAGAGTTATCTTGATGAACGTGCCGGGACTGACGAACTGTTCGCTAAGTCCTACGCAAAAGAAAACAAGAATCTGGACGAGTGTTGTTCTTACATCATGGGTGAAGCCAAGAAGCTGGGCAATGCCGTATGCATTTCCGATAACGAGGTGTTCGGTATGGCTGTACACTATTACGACGAGGACGACATCAAAGTCAACAAATTATCTGCCGGTACAAGAACTGTAGCTTCCACTTTACCCCAACCGGTGAAGTTGACCGAAGAAGATAAACAGAGGGCTCGTGAGGAAGCGATTAAACGTCTTACCGAAGAGCAATATGCTTTGCTCAAGAAAAAGCCATCACGAGGAAAGAAAGAGGCAACGGAAGTACAACAGATGTCATTGTTCTAAAGTTATGGATGATGTTTTATCAGGTAAGATTTGTCCCTATTGTGGTAATCCTACCGAGTATGTGGATAGTTCTGTTATTTATGGGCGTTCTTATGGTATGATTTACCTCTGTCGTGATTGCAGGGCTTATGTTGGAGTTCATAAAGGTACAGACCAAGCATTAGGGCGTTTGGCGAATGCGGAACTTAGAGAAGCTAAGAAAGATGCCCATTTCTATTTCGACCAGATAGCCAAGACTAATCTTATCAATAAGATTTGGAAAGAGCATATTCCCAATACCTCAAATAGAAATAAGGCCTATTTGTGGTTATCCATTCAATTAGGAATACCACGTGAAATATGCCACATAGGAATGTTCGATGTAAAAGATTGTAAACGAGTAGTTGAACTGTGTAAACCATTAATAAAGCTATGAAACCGCGTACTAAATTGCAAAAGGAAGTCGCCGATCTGAGTGCAAAATTGGGTGAAATATCTGATTCTCCCAAAGAGTGGGCCAAAGAACATCTGTTTGCTCATACGGCACATAAATGCAAGGATGAACTTTGGTGTTCGGAATGTGGGAAAATATGGATAAACACCGATAATAGCGAATTGAGCATTATCCTTTTGGGTGATAAGACCGAATGCCCTTATTGTCACCACAAGCTGGACGTAAAGGTAAGTCGGAAATGCCAGAATGAAGAGGAAATCTACATGGATATACTACAGGTTGTAGGTAACTTCCAAGTGATACGCCATATCCTGTGCTGCAAGTATTCTTGCAAAAGTGGTTTTCGTGAGCATCTGACATCAAATCCTTATTACAGTTTTTTTGAGACTGTTCAGGAATGGATTACAGTTAATGGCAAACGTACCATTATCGCCAGACCTATGAATATGGGTGGCAATGGATGGTTGTATGGTAGGCCTTTGAGTATAAAGAACGAATACGGTAGTGGTTATTACAGTTATGGTGATGTGTATTCTATACATGGATGGTTATATCGTAAGATAGAGGTTCTCCCGGAGTTGAAGAAACGTGGTATAGGCCGGAATTTTCCTGATGTCAATCCGTCGAGGCTTATACGATCGCTCTTAACCGGTAACAATGATGCCGAACTCTGCTTGAAAACAAAGCAGATGGCAATGCTTAAACACATGGCTAAGGAAGGGTATTATCAGCTTCGGTACAAGCCATCTTTTAATATCTGTAACCGTAATCACTACATCATCAAGGATGCCAGTATGTGGAATGATTACATCGACCTGCTGCTCTATTTCAAGAAAGACGTACGTAACGCCAAATATATATGTCCTAAGAATCTGAAAGTCGAGCATGATTTGCTGATGAATAAGAAAAGGAGCATTGAAGCAAAGCTTCGCAGAGATAGGGAAAGGATGGCGGCAATCCGTCTTGAAAAAGAACGTAGGGAAAGTATTATTCAGTTCTACAAGAGAATGGAGAAGTTCTTCGGTTTGGAGATAACGGACGGAAGTATAACTATCCGTCCATTGGAAAGTATAACCCAGTTCTACCAAGAGGGGAAAGCAATGCACCATTGCGTATATACAAATGGGTATTACAAGCGTAATGATTGCCTTATCCTTTCGGCCCGCATCGGGGAAAAACGTATCGAGACAATAGAACTGTCCTTAAAAACTCTTGAAATAGTTCAATCGCGTGGTGCATGTAACCAGAATACAGAATACCATGAGCGTATCATAGGGCTTGTTAAAAAGAATATTGGTCTAATCCGTAATAAATTATCAGCATGAAACATATCATCCGAAAAATAGAATACATCACCGGCGATAATCGTCGGTGTGAGAAAGTAATCATTGAAACAAACGACATCGAGACTGCGAGAAAGCGGTTATATGCTGAGTACCCCTGTGATGTGATATACTTTACTTATGAGACAATAGAATAGATAGTACAATGAAAGATTATATCGAGTTTCTGAAAGACAAGATGGCCATCAGTCATCAATCAGGATTTGAGGTGTCGGCAGAGGAACTGACACCTTTTCTTTATCCTCACGTGAAAGATACTGTTCGTTGGGCGATATCCGGCGGTTGCCGGGCAATATTTTCCAGCTTTGGTATGCAAAAGACCGTAACCCAGTTGGAGATACTTCGGGTAGTCCTGAAACACAAAGGCGGCAAAGGACTGATAGTTTGTCCCAAGCGTGTAGTGGTCGAGTTCCTTACACAAGCGGAACAACATCTGCATATGAAAGTTACTTATGTCAGAACTATGGCTGATGTGATGATATGCCCGACTGACATTATGGTTACAAATTACGAGCGTGTGCGTGACGGTGAAGATGGGGTGAGAATAGAACCTTCCTATTTCACTGTAACATCATTGGATGAAGCGAGCGTACTGCGTGGTTTCGGCACCAAGACCTATCAGGAGTTTCTTCCTCTGTTTGCAGAAGTTCCGTATCGGTTTGTTGCCACTGCTACGCCATCGCCCAACAGGTACAAGGAGCTGATACATTATGCCGGTTATCTCGGCGTGATGGATACAGGGCAGGCACTTACCCGTTTCTTTCAGCGTGACAGCACGAAGGCGAATAATCTTACCCTTTATCCTCACAAGGAAAAAGAGTTCTGGCTATGGGTAAGTACATGGGCGTTATTCCTCACTAAGCCATCCGACCTCGGTTACCCCGATACCGGATATGAACTACCTGAACTACGTGTACACGAAGAAGTGGTTAGTGTGGACAACTCCACTGCTGGTACTGATCGTGATGGACAAGTGAAAATGTTTCGTGAGGCAGCTCTCGGTCTTGCTGATGCAGCGAAAGAGCGCCGGGACAACATGCAGGAAAAGATTGCCCGCGTGGTAGAGATAATCAATCGCCCGGAAAACAAGGACGACCATTTCCTTTTATGGCATGATCTGGAGAATGAACGGAAGTCTTTGTGTGACGCCATACCCGGTTGCAAGGCTGTATATGGCTCGCAGGATGATGAGGAAGCAGACAGAGTGATAGCGGATTTCAAGGACGGTCGGTTGAAGTATCTGGCCGCTAAACCGGAGATGCTTGGTGAAGGTCTTAATTTCCAGTATCACTGTCACAAGGCTATTATGTTTATTGACTACCGTTTTAATGACAAGTTCCAAGCGATAGCCCGTATCTACCGGTTTATGCAGCAGCATCCTGTTGACCTCTATCTGGTCTATGCTGAAAGCGAGGGCGAGATATTCAAGTCTTTCATGCAGAAATGGACGCAACACCGGGAGATGGTAGCTAAGATGACCGATATAGTCCGCGAGAACGGTTTGTTCGGTTTGCATGCCGAAGAGAAGATGATGCGGTGGATGTTCGCCAGTCGAGAAGAGAAATTCGGTAAACTGTGGAAGGCAATCAATAACGACAATGTTCTTGAATGTCAGAAGATGGAAAGTGATTCTGTAGACTTGATAGTAACCAGTATTCCATTCTCAAACCATTATGAATACACTCCGACCTATAATGACTTCGGGCATAATGAGGACAACGACAAGTTCTTTGAGCAAATGGACTATCTAACCCCGGAGCTTATACGTATTTTAAAACCCGGACGCTTGGCTTGCATCCATGTGAAGGATCGCGTACTTTTCGGTAACGCCACTGGTGACGGTATGCCCACTATTGACCCGTTCAGCGAAATGACAGTGTTCCACTACATGAAACATGGGTTCCGCTACATGGGGCGTATTACAGTGGATACGGATGTAGTAAGGGAGAATAACCAGACTTATCGACTTGGTTACACCGAGATGTGTAAGGACGGTTCAAAGATGGGTATCGGATGCCCGGAATATGTCCTTCTTTTCCGCAAGTTGCCTTCTGACACCTCACGTGCATACGCTGATTTGCCGGTAACAAAGAACAAGAGTGAATATTCATTGGCCCGTTGGCAGATAGATGCGCATGCAAGTTGGAAATCTTCGGGTAACTCTCTGTTATCATACGAAGATATGAAAAGTGCCGGAATAGATAAGATTCGACATTTGTTCCGAAACTACGAGCGTGAGCATATCTACAACTATGAGGAGCACGTGTCGTTCGCAGAAGAGTTAGAGACATACGGGAAACTACCAAAAACATTTATGGCTGTCGACCCTGTAAGCAAGAAGGAGTGGATTTGGGATGATGTTACTCGGATGCGAACACTAAATACCAAGCAGTCACAAAAGAAACGGCAGAATCACATCTGCCCACTTCAGCTGGATATTGTCGAGAGACTGATTAAACGGTACTCGAACAAAGGTGAACTGGTGTTTGACCCGTTCGGAGGTATCGGTACCGTTCCATATTGCGCTATCAATCTGGGGAGGAAAGGATTGTCTACTGAGCTCAATTACGACTATTGGAAAGACAGTCTTTCATATCTGTATGAGGCAGAAATGGAAGTAAGTGCGCCCACGTTGTTTGACTTATTGGATGATGCAGTATGAATGTTCATCAGACAGTCCCACGTTCTGATTGCACCTCTTTCGCCAAATGTGGTAAGCATTCACTTGCCTATTGCCGAAAGTACGGTGTATCCGAATGTGGTTCGTGTGAAATAGTGAAGCGGAAATCGAGAAACCGGGTGATAGTGGATGGAGTAGAACGTAAAGTGTGCAGTCGTTGCGGAAGCTTGCTTTTGTTATCCTGCTTCTACGATAGAACGATTCACCGCAATGGGAAAGTATATCACATCAAGACATCATGGTGTAAGATGTGTATATCTGAGGATAATAGGAAACGGAATCAAAGAAAACAGGACAAAAATGAGTTATTTATATGTTATTCTCAATGAAACAAAGTTAGAGGAAGTAACTTTTTCTAGTTTGAGTTCGTTTCTCAAATCATTTCGTAATTCATTTAACAAAACATCACATTTAGCAGTCTTTGTTGTTTTGAACCCCAAAGCAAACTCTCTTGATAGTTTAATTTGCTCTAACGTACCGAAAAGTTGTATATCAGCAATGGCTTTTTCTAAGTTAGGAATCATAGAATTGTCATTCCTATTAGAAGCACTTTCAAGAAGTTGCCATGCATTGATTAAGTATTTAATTCTTAAATCCTTTTTTTTATTTAAACTGTCTCTTTTTCGAGATAAAAAATGTACAACAAACCATCCTATAATGCTAATAATTAAGGATGTGAAACTAATATACAAAGATAAATCACTCATAATAATCTTTCTTGTTTTTTGCAAATGTAAATATAAAAAGTAATTTATGAAAACAATAACTATAAAACAGCCGTGAGCTTCTTTGAAAGTTCATGGTATTGGAGACATTGAGAATCGTACTTGGAGCTGCTGTGTGCTGAAGGATACAGTTCTATTCGATAAGCCAATTATGAATGTGAAAAGGAAATTGTGATTTTGGAAATATGAACTAAAATCCTAATTTTGCAAAAGATAAGTTTATTCTAAAATTATTGTGTATGAATTTTAATAATATAGATAAAACAGAAATTTTCGATGCCTTTCTGGAGAAATATAGGGATAAAATAGATTTAAATTCTACAATCAGTGTTTATAATTCGGATTGTCAGGGTGGGAATATTGTACAGCAACTTGAATCAACGAACAATGATAGTCCTTATATTTGTGATGTGGAAAACTTCGAAATTATGCGTTCCGAATCCATTTGCTCTGCATGTAATTTTACTCAAAAAGAAGAGTTTGCATTAATCGCGCATGAATTAGGACATCTTAATATTAAATTAAATGACATAGAATGTAACGATACTCAAGATGAAGAATGTAAGGCTGATGATTATGCGGTAAAATTAGGGCTAAAGAGCGAATTAAAAAGTGCATTATCTAAAATGTTAACTTATTGTTCAGACGATTGGCTAAAAACTTTAGAAATCTCAGATTATGAATCTGATTTAAAAAAAAGAATAACCCGTTTATAATTTTACAGACAACTCCTGTCAGTGCTTTTTGAATACTCGGTAACTGCTTTGTGGCGGTTATCGGGTATTTTATTTGAATAGAGATACTAATAATGCAGCAATGGCAATAATGGTATTAAAAATAAGGAGCCATTTTTCAATTTTAGCATCTTGACTCTGTTCCCTACGATATTTCTGTTGGGCAAGTATTTCAACCTTTTGGGTTTGCATAGATTTATATTGCTCTTCCATGAGAATATGGCTATTTTGTTCGTCTTTCTTTTTTATATAAGTTGATTGCCCGGAAAGTCCGGAACCTATATCAAAACCTAAATCACTTTTATAAGAATTAAATCCATTCATACTAATAAGCCTTTATGTAAATGATAAATACAAAAATGATGCCAAAAGGCTATACAATGAAAAAATAATGGAATCTCAGTTTTTTACTGCCAAATCGTGTCAGTAACTTCTTTGATACCGGATAGTCCGTTCATGGATTATTCGGTATCTTTATTTTGTAAATCAAAATAATAAAGTATGTACGCAGTAAATCAGTATGATGCAATCGCAGAGAATTACGATTCTCTGTTTAAAGACAAAGCCAGCATCGAGGAGAATACTAAGATAGCCTCGATGCTTTTTGATGTTCCCGGAATTATTCTTGATGTGGGATGTGGTACGGGACTGTTCCTTGATATTCTGAAAGTATCTCCAGATGAATATTTCGGTATCGATCCGAGTAATAAGATGCTTGAAGTTTTTAGGAAGAAGCATCCCGGGTATTATAATCTATGCATTCCGTTTGAGATGTTCAATCTGAAGTTTATGGTATTCAATACTATTGTCGCTCTATTTGGTTCGGCCAGTTACATTGAAATTGAAGCATTAACGGATATTCCAGAGGAGAAGAATTTGTTCCTTATGTTCTATAAAGAAACATATCATCCGGTGACTTACGAACGTAGCGGTTGCGAATTGGAATATTATGAACATTCGAGGTGTGAGCTGGAACAAGGCTTTCCTCATTGTGAAGTAAAAGAGTTTGGTAACTATTATATCGTGACTAACGTATGATATTATATTCAGAACAAAATGTGTATGAAGCGGCGAAAGAACGCATAAGGCAGCTATTTTCTATAGGTGGTCGTCTGGGCGTTTGTTTTTCTGGTGGCAAAGATAGTACCGCTTTGCTGCATATCACTTTGGAAGTGGTACGTGAACTTGGTATTCGAAAGATACCGGTTATGTTTCTTGACCAGGAATGTGAGTACACATATACAGTCGAGTATATGCGTTATGTTATGTCTTTGCCAGAAGTAGAGCCTATTTGGGTACAAGTACCATTCAGATTATGGAACGCTAATAGCGGTGATTGGTTTATTCCTTGGGAACCAGGAAAAGAATGGATGCGTGAAAAAGAGGATATTGCTTTCAAAGAGAATGTATATAGCGCTGATAGATTTAAAGACATGTTCAATGCTATTGCATTTCATCATTTGGGAGAAGATTATGTTTCTTTGGGTGGTGTCCGTATTGAGGAATCTCCGGCCCGTCGTGCAGGATTAACAGGCAAGGAAACTCTTCCTGGTATGACATACGGAAAGCGTTGTAGTCATGGAGTAGTTATGTACCCTTTGTATGATTGGTCTTATCGCGATATCTGGTATTATATCTTCTCCAATCGGTTAAGATATAATAAAGCCTACAATTACATTTTCTCAAAAGAACCGTTACGTTCGGCCAGGGTGTCCTCTCTGATTCATGAGAACAGTAATCAGAATATCCCTTACTTGCAGGAAATTGACCCGAAGGCATATAATGCCATGTACACCCGCATCCCCAATATTGGTACGACAAATCATCTTCTGTTGGATGCTTTTGAAGAGATACGTAATTATCCGAACTGTTTTAAGGATTGGCCGGAATATTTGCAGTATCTCATTGATAACATAGTAGCCGAGGATAAGAATAAAATCATTTTCTCCAATAACCTGAAGACAGTGATTACTAAAGTTACAAATTGGTCTGATGTAGACCGTCTTGATATTTACCGCACTTTTGCTCGTGGGATTATTACCGAAGACTTTGAACAGACAAAATTGAATAACAGATTATTGGTTCATAAATCAAAGTATAAATATGGAAAAACTAAAAGAAATAATCACCCGGATGCTTGATGAAGCGCCAGACAAAATAAACTTCTTCAATGAAGTGAGGCAACTTCTATTTTCTTTGTCCCCGGAGAAAGTGAATCCGGTGGATCGTGTTCTTTGGGTTCCAATGGAAATGGTAAAGGCAAACAACTATAATCCTAATGCTGTGGCAAAGCAGGAAATGCAGTTACTTTATACTTCCATTCGGGAAGACGGATATACACAACCTATTGTTACGATTTGGAGTGAGGAAGAGCAAAAGTACATCATTGTAGACGGGTTTCACCGTAATCTCATTGCACGTATGTATAAGGATATTGCCCGACGGAATAGTGGTCGTCTCCCCATTGTGGTTATTGATAAGGATATCAATGACCGTATGGCATCTACGGTCCGGCATAACCGGGCACGTGGTAAACATTCTGTCGACGGCATGACGAATATCATTTATAACATGATTAAAAATGGAGAGTCGGATGCAGTCATTTGTAAGAAGCTTGGTATGGAACCATTAGAACTTGTAAAACTTAAGCACATCACCGGCTTTGCTAAGATGTTCAAGAACTATGAATACAGCAAAGCTATTAAAGAAATTATTCATCACACAGATTCAGCAGAGTTATGATTATGGATATACAGAATATTGCAATAGATAAAATCATTCCATATTGGAATAATGCCCGGAACAATAGCAAGGCTATCAAACCGGTAGAGGAATCAATCAAGAAGTTTGGCTTTAACCAACCGCTTGTAGTAGATAAGAATCTTGAAATCATTGTCGGCCATACACGATACTTTGCCCTCTTAAATCTTGGATATAAGGAAGTACCTTGCATAGTCGCTGATTTGGACGAAGAAAAGGCACGCCAGTATCGTATTGCTGATAATAAGACATCGGAGTTTGCATCATGGGATGAAGATAAACTGATACGTGAACTTAGGACTATGAATGTCCCTGCAGATATGCAAGATTTCTTTTTTGAGCCAATAGAGCAGCTGCTCGGATTTGATGTAAACTTTACTCCGGCAAATGATTATGCAACAGAAGATATGCAAGCAGAGGAAGTACAGCGGGAATTCAGTCAGGAAATGGAACGTCAAGAGAATGAGGCTTTCAAGAAGAAAACGGAGCGTATTGAGGAGAACTTAGAGCAAGAAAAGACCGAATATATTGAAATGGCATGTCCCCATTGTGGAGAAATAATCAGGATGAAGAAGTGATATGGCAGCACCTGCGGGAAATAAATTTTGGATGTTAAGGAGTAAGCATGGGAGAGATAAACTCTTTTCCACGCCGGAACTTTTATGGGAAGCTGCCTGTGAGTATTTCCAGTGGTGTGATGAAAATCCCTGGCTCTCCAAAAAAGCTATTCAAAAGACGGTTCCTGTGAAAAGAAAGAAAGGGAAGAAAGTGGAAACTGTTAATGAACAGCAAGTGCAACAAGAAGTTTCCCCGACTTCCCGTCCGTACTCCCTTACCGGATTTTGTATTTACGTAGGCGCTTCATCCAAATGGTGGAGCACCTTTCGTACGGAATGTAAAAATAAGAATGACGAAGATTTTTTAGAGGTCATCGCACGCGTGGAAGAAACAATCGAAACGCAACAGTTTGAAGGTGCATGTGTCGGTGCTTTTAATGCGAATATCATTGCTCGTAAACTTGGGCTTGCGGATAAGCAGGAAGTGGACCATACGAATGCGGGGAAAGAATTCAAAGGGTTTAATTTTCTTCCATATACCCAAGAGGTTGAAGATATGAAGTAATGGGAGAGAGAGTCAACATAAAGCAGCGTTTAGCCTATAACTATCTTCGTGACGATGTTACGAAGTTCTTATGTTATGGTGGTGCCGGTGGCGGTGGTAAGTCATGGCTTGGTTGCGAATGGCTGATGCAATGTGCTTACTATCTTCCCGGTACTCGCTGGTTTGCCGGGCGAAATAACTTAAAGGATAGTAGAGAGTCTATTTCTGTAACTTTCGATAAGGTTGCCAAGTGGCATAAGTTCGCTGATTACAAGCAAACGAATGACGGTATAAGGTTAGGGAATGGTTCGGAGATTATCTTTCTTGATTTGACTTATTATCCGGTTAAAGACCCTATGTATGAACGTTTGGGCTCTAAGGAGTTTACGGGCGGCTGGATTGAAGAAGCAGGACAGGTTCACTATCTCGCTTTTGAGGTTTTAAAGACCCGTATAGGTAGACACTTAAATGATGTCTATAACATTCCCGGTAAGATACTTATTACTTGTAATCCTAAAAAGAACTGGCTTTATAGAGAGTTTTATAAACCATGGAAAGAGAAGAAACTGAAAGCTCCTTACGCTTTTATTCAGGCGCTTGTACAAGATAACCCTTATGCGACAGAAGATTACATCGATACACTCCGGAATACAAAAGATAAAGTTACGAAAGAGCGACTATTGTATGGAAACTGGGAGTACGATAATGACCCTACGGTTCTCTGTGATTATGATGCCATTTGTGATTTGTTTGTAAATGAGCATGTACAACCGGTAGGCTTATCAACAGGTTCTTCCGACCTTGCCATGAAAGGCCGAGACCGTTTTGTCAGTGGGCATTGGATAGGTAATGTATGCTACATCAGGTTAGACCAGGAATACAGTACGGGTAAATCCATTGAGGCAGACCTTAAAAACATGATGATACAGTGGAAGATTCCACGTAGCATGATGGTAGTTGATAGTGATGGTCTTGGAAGCTATCTTGAAAGTTATCTGAATGGTATCAAGGAGTTTCATGGCGGTAATCGCCCTATTAATCCGGAGTTTGACAATTTGAAATCAGAGTGTGCTTTTAAGCTCGCAGAGCTAATAAATAACCGACAGATAAGGATTATATGTACGGAAGCCCAAAGAGAGCGTATAATCGAAGAATTAGGAGTTTTAAAGCAAGACCATATAGATGCTGATACCCGAAAGAAAGGAATAATCAGTAAAGAGAAAATGAAAGAGATACTTGGTCATTCTCCGGATTATCTTGATATGCTGATAATGGCAATGTTCTTCCGTATCAAACCAATTCCCAAACGACCAAAAGCAAAATTAGGACAGATATGACAGTAAAAGAATTTTTGATATTAAGTGAGGTGGCAAGTAATGTTACTGAATTATTGGAACAGATAAAGAAACTCCCAAAGCCGGATTTCATTTTGGGAGTTCGTTTACCGGACAATCTGAATGATACCACTATTGGGCAACTTATGGGACTACAATCTATATCAAGCGATGTTGATTGTATAATGATACCATGTCATGTCCTTTTAGGATTCTCTGTTGAACAAATAGAAGTATGTGAGGTAGAGGGTGTTTTGGGATTTTCCTCATGGGTTACTAAAGAGGTGGAACGGATAACCAAACTGTTTGAAACAACAAACGTGGCGCCTACTCCTGAAGAAAAACGTGCAGGTGTAGACCAACTGTCATTTGGCTTGTTTGGTTTAGTAGACTATTATGCAACCCGCATGGGAATCACTGACCATGAGCAGGTAGAAAGGGTTCCATGGATAAGAGTGTATAAATGTCTTGATATGGATGCCGAGAAGATAAGATATGAACGAAGATTACGTAAAATTTATCAAGATAATAGCAAATGAACACAAGTGTAGAAAGGAAAATGGCTTCTGTTGCAGAAAAGCTGAAGGGTATAACCTATTTGTTTGATAACTGGGCGACGGCTAATGTCCGATTGGATAAGATGCCATTACCGGCTATCATTAATTTACTACCTGTATCCGGTAAGTTTATTATATCCAGAACGCAGTTGAGGGATTGCCCTAATTGCATGATAGCATTTGCCGATAAGACTGAATTTGATTTTGACGGTAAGGAGAATGATACTGTCATAGAACGTTGTAAAGAACATGCAGTGAACTTTATTCGTGAGCTTAATAAAAGTGGATTATTTGAGTGGGTGAGTGATGAAGTTCCTTATTCTATCTTTTACGATAAATTGGATGTGAATGTTACCGGAATTGTAATAGAATTGAAACTTAAAGAGGTTCAAGGAGTATCCATGTGTTAGTTATGGAAGATAGGAGAAAAGAGATAAAGGGTATTCTGAATGAAGAATTGGAAAGTCTTCGGCAGCGTATTGTTGAGAACCATATACAGGCTGGGCAGCGTGCAAGTGGAAGGACTATCAAGAGCTTGCATGTCGTAGTGGATGATGATCATGGAATTCTGTTTGGTAGGAAGGCTTTCGGTGTATTGGAAACAGGACGTGGACCGGGGAAAGTACCTAAGGGTTTTTATAAGATTATTCGGCAGTGGATGATAGATAAAGGTATTCAAGTAGAAAAGCCTAAGTCATTTGCTTATCTCGTAGCCCGGAAAATAGCAGAAAAAGGTACCAGGCTTTATCGTACAGGGAAACATGAAGACATATATTCAAAAGATATTGAAATAGCAATACAAAATATAATGAATCGTGTATTTGGTATTTTCTCAAAGGATGTGAAACATATAAATCTGAATAGCAATGCGAACTCATAAGATAGATAATACAACGATTGAATATCCGGATGAGATAGCTTTCTGCTTTAATCCGATGGTTGTAAACGTTTTGGGCCATCCATGGGCATGGATAGAAGCTGTCGTACGTGATGTAGCAACGGGGATTGAACACTCCGAAAAAAGGGCGTTGTTTCAAAGTACATGCTTCTTCGACTTATCCTTTTATACCCAATCGTACTTTGATACAATTCAATTTGGAAGGATAGATTATTCTTTGTCAGGTGCGGAAGATACACAGTTGGGGCGGTTATTCTCATTTGATCTGAACATGTATTCCGAGAATGGGCAGTTAGGAGAGAGCTTTCAATTTGAGACTTATGTCGTTTGGGGAGCGATGAAAATCGGAGAGCGATATAATGGCGACAGAGTGTTAACATGGTTCAAGAACTTCCCATTTACAATAGGTATGTACTCAGCCGGGGAAAGCGGCGTCAATGTTACTGCTGATGGTAAGTCCTTACCTGCTGTCAGGTTACCCAAACGTAATATTTACAATCTATTCTTGACGGGAATCGATGCTCAAAAAGAAGTGAAATTTGATTTGTCTGGAACTGGAACTGTTGGAAGCGTATTCGATATGACATTTGACTACACTTTTCATATAGTGGCGGGAGCTTCCTCTAGTGTCCGGTTGCTTATTGATGACTGTACAAGCGGGGTATATCTTCGTTGGATTAGCCGGCATGGATTTTATTGCTATTGGTTGTTTAAGGCTGGTGATGAAAAGAAGCAAGTGGTGAATAACGGGGAATTCATTCGTAATAATATGCGTGATTATAGCTATGTAAATGGTTATCATGGCGGCACCGGACGTAAACAGCGTAAGACAGAAGAAAATACACTTCCTGTATGTGCTCCATTGGTGGATAGTGATACATACGATTTCCTTTTTCAACTTACCATGTCTCCAGTAGTAGATATGTACATGGGAAAAGATGTTGATAAAAAGGAACGGTGGCAAGGGGTGAACATTGCGGTTGAAACTTTTAACAAAACTCGTGCTGTTCTTCAAGATTTTGTAGCAACGATTATTTTACCAGAGATAAGGGTGCAAAGCTTATGAGAAATGATTTATTGTTTATTGACGGTGAATTGGTGGATTTGGATGACAGTACTAAGATTACTTTGAACTATAAAAGTAACCTGTTTACCGATTTGAGTAAGATCGTAAGCAATAACAGTTATACGATCAAGTTGCCTAAGACAGTCAGGAATCAACGTATTATCCAACATGCTGACCTTCCGGCATGCCAGACTGACTATCCGAGAACGTTTCATGATACAAGGTATATCCGTAACGGGGTTGAAATTATTTCTAACGGGAAAGCTGTATTAATGACTGGGGCGGATTCTTTTGAAATAGCTTTGACGTGGGGGAATATTAGCTTGTTATCTAACATTATTGAGGGTGACAAAACATTGAATGATTTGAAAGATAGTTATCCTGAGTATTATACTATTTGGAAAAGAGAGATTAGTAATTATCAAGATGGTACAAGTTTTATCATGTCCGATATGAATATGGGGGTACGGAATTATGATAACAAGAACTATATCCATCCATGTGTCCGGGCAGGTTGGATTTTAGAACGTATATCCCAGGATAGCGGTATCAAATTCTTATTTCCTACCAATGTCACAGATAATCTGATTAACAAACTCCTTATCCCGATGTTAACCAAGAAAGGAAAGGGAGAGGATTATAATAATCAATTCGGAATCACTTATGAGTATGTGAACGGAACGCGACCCAATCATGATTATGGATATGTTTTGAGAGGTAGTACGTCTACTTATAAAAAAACAGATTATCTGGAAACGGTAGACCTTAATTCATCCAAGTATGAAGGCATGAAGATTTTGAAGAACAATACCAAAATCCGGATCATGGGAAGAATGTTTTTTAATTTTGTGAGAACAGAGGTTCCTAATCCGAGATTTGTAGCTTACAAAGTTGTGAATGGGGTTGCGGAGGAAGTCTTCTCCGTTGGTTATATAGATTTAGAAAAGCAAGGGAATCAAAATTGGTTTGTATCTTTTGAATATGATGATTATACATCTGTATTGGCTGCGGGAGATGTGATCTATTTCGCCTTTGCTGATACTGGATTCTTTACAAACAGTTGGGGGAGTACAACCTTTGTAGTCGGGTTATTGGCATTCACTGAAGAAACCAATGTTTTTGAAGATGGAATAAGCGATGGATATTATCCTATTATATCCAATTTGCCAAACATAAAGCAGATTGATTTCATTAAGTCTTTATCTGTTATGTCTGGTACATTTGCTGTAGTCAAAGATGATGTTACGGTTAGGTTTGTTTCAATGGATGAAGTTATAACTAACAAGTCTAGGGCTATAGATTGGACTACGAAGGTGGTTGCGTCGTATCAGGATAATAAACCTAAAACTATCTCGTTTTCTCTTGATGGATTCGCTCAAAAGAATGTCTACAAGTGGAAAGAAGACAAAACAGTATCTGGAGATTATGAAGGATGCATCAATGTTGATGATGAGACTATTGAACTAAGTAAAGATAGCGTTACGCTTCCTTTTGCCGCAACCGATACGAGAGCCGGTAAAGCATATATTCCAATTTATGAATATGAAGATAACGAGGAGATTGGAAAGATAGGGAAAGTTGAACCTCGTATATTGTTGGAGATTAGTAACAATGGTAAGTCAAGGGCAACATTCAACGGGTTGTCATGGCATGCCTTGTTGTCTAAAAATTATCAATCATACCAAAAGGTGGTACATAATCCGGTTGTCATTACGGAAAAAATTGAAATTAACGATATTGAGCTAAAAGAGTTGGATGTAACGGTTCCGGTATATCTGGGCCAATATGGTAGATACTATGCTATTATATCTGTAAAGGCAGAAGATACGGGGATATGTGAGTGTAAATTATTACAGTTGGAGGTATAGTTATGGAAAATGTAGAAGCAAGAGTACTGGATATTCGGGTACGATACGATGATTCTATCCGAAAAATCGCAGAATATCGTACTCAGCTGGATGTACTTCGAAAAAGAGAACAAACTTTAAAAGAGGATTTGAAAGCAGGACGTATGAGTCGCAAAGAGTATAACTTACAGTTATCAGAAACCAAGATTGCTACTCGTGAAGTGAACGAGGCTGTTCGAATTCTGAGTAAGCAAATACAGAATGAGCGTAAGGAACAGACGGAGCTTGAAGGTAGCTTAGTTAGATTACGTGCGGAACTTTCTAATTTGACTGCTTCTTATGATAGGTTAAGTCGTGCGGAACGTAACAGTGCCAAGGGCAAAGAGATTCAAGATAAGATAAATGCCATTACCGATGAATTGAAGGAAGCGGAAGAGGGTACACAGCGTTTCTATCGTAATGTCGGTAATTACGAGGAAGCTTTGAAAGATTTTGTAGGTATCAATAATGACTTTGCAAATTCTTTGTTGAATATCGCCCAGAACTCAAATGGAGTGAAAGGCTTTTTCTCCAATATGAAGACAGAAGCATCTGCTTTAGGTTCAACGCTAAAGGCATTATTGAAAAATCCGGTATTTATGAGTATAGCAGGTGTTGCCGGAGTCGGTTTTGCTTTCAAATGGTGGTATGACTACAATAAGGGGGTAAAAGAGGCTACCAAATTGACAAAGCAATTTACGGATAAGTCTGGCGATGATTTGAAAATCTATCGGAGTGAAGTACAAGCTTTGGCTGATTACTACAGTAAAGACTTCCGGGATATGTTGACTGCTATTAATTCCGTAGAAAAACAGTTTGGCATATCTTCTGATGAAGCGTTGAAAGTAATCAAAGATGGTTTCATTGCCGGAGCAGATGCGAATGGTGAGTTCCTATCTGCTTTGAAAGAATATCCGGCATACTTCAAAGAGGCTGGTATCTCTGCGGATCAGTTCGTTGCTATTATTGCAGAAACCAATAAGCAGGGTGTCTTCTCTGATAAGGGAATTGATACTATCAAAGAGGCGAATACTCGGCTTCGGGAAATGACTACATCAACAGCCACTGCATTGGATGGTATCGGTATCAGCTCTAAACAAGTCCAGAAAGATTTGCAGACAGGAGCAAAGACTACTTTTCAAATCATGCAGGAAGTATCTGCCAAATTGGATGAACTACCGGAAAGCAGTGCGGTGGTCGGAACTGCTATTGCAGATATTTTTGGCGGTCCAGGAGAAGATGCCGGCCTGCAATATATCCGTACCTTGAAAGATATTTCTGTTAATCTGGATGAAGTCAAGGGTAAGGCCGGGGAATTAGGTAAAGTGGAAGATGATTTGCTTGCTTCCCAAGCGGAACTAACGAAAGAGGTCGCTTTGCTTTTTGATACTACTGGTGGCTCGTTTGAGAAAATGACGGCTAAGGTTGAGACTTTCGTCAATGATACTCTATCCTCTTTGATTAGAGGGGTACGAGCTTTATTTGAATCGGTAGAGGATATTTCGGAACGGGAAACTAAAGCGGCTGTTGAGTTTGGTAAGAATGTTGCAGAGGCTAATGTCGGGGATGAATATGCCAAGATAGAGGCGGCACGGGCTCGATATGTGAAAGCGGGGCTTTCTGAGGAAGAAGCTTTGAAAAAAGCTAAAGAAGAAAGACTGCAGATGCTGAACTTATCCCTGAAGCAGGAAGAAGAATACTTGCAGGAAACTATTGCTATCAATGAGAAATATAATAAAGAGCTGGATGATGTTTCATTCTGGCGTCAGGGAATTGGTAAAGACCGTTCTAATTCAGCCATAAACAAGGATATTGCTTCTTCATGGAATAATCGTATGGCACAGTTGTCGGCTGTGGAATCCAGGAAAGAGACTATTAACTTGGTGTCTTCATATACTGGAGATACCGATAAAAAGAAAACGCCGATTGTTGACCCTAAAGCTGTGGCTGAAGCTCTTAAAATCAAAAAGAAAGAACTGCAAGAGATACGTAAGGCTGAGGATGAAATGCTAAAGCTCGTCAAAGATAGCCGGAAAAAGCAGACGCAAGAGATAGAATATGAATATAGCCGTCAGATTGAAGATTTGAAAAGCCGTTTGAAAACTGAAAAAGACTTGACACCTCGTGCCAAAGAGGAAATCGGAAAACAGATTCTTTCTCTTGAGCAACAGAAAACTATTGCTTTGCAAAAGCTCTCCGATGAAGAACTGAAAAAAGAAATTGAAAATCGGCAGAAGCTTATCGCCCTGCAGCTTGAATCTGTAAAAGCCGGAAGCGAGCAGGAGTATCAATTAAAGATGCAGCAACTTGTAGCCCAACGTGATGCGGAGCTTCAGCAGAAAGAGCTAACCGAGCAGATGAAACTTACTATTATGGAGAAGTACAACAAAAAGATTGATGATTTGACCGAGCAGCATAATAACTCCATAATCAAGAAACAAGAGGATGCATTAAGGATACGTTTTGAAACAGAAATAGCCCAGACATACGGTGACGAACAAGAAATTCTCCGTATTAAGATGGAGCAGAAGCTTGCAGAGTTGAATACTATACAGCAACTTGAGGGGGAAAGTATAGAAGCTTTTAATTTGCGTAAACTTCAAGCTCAAAATGACTATAATGATGCAAAGAAAGCTGTTGCAGATAAGGAGATAGCTATTGAACAATCCAAATATGATGCTATGGCTACTGTTACAAATGGACTTATTGCCTTGACAGATGAGATAGGTAATCAAGACCGTAACTTTGCCATTGCAAGTAAGGCTTTGGCTCTTGCTGAAATTGCAATCAATACAGGTAAGGCTATTTCTAAAATGGTTTCAGCGGAAGCAGGAAAGGGTATCATTGGACTTGGTACAATGGCAAGTGGTATAGCTACTATACTTTCTAACATTGCGGCTGCTATTTCTACGGTAAAAAGTGCTAAATTTGCACAGGGTGGTTCAGTAGTAGGTCCAGGTTCGGGTACAAGTGACTCTATACCGGCGATGTTATCTAATGGTGAAAGTGTAATGACGGCTGCCGCGACTTCTATGTTTGCTCCGTTATTATCAGCTTTTAACCAAATGGGTGGTGGCATTCCTATCAACGTCACTACTTCATCCAATCAGGCGTTGGGTGAAGATATGCTTTCCAAGGCTGTTGCAAAGGGTATGATGATGGCTCCGCCGCCGGTATTGTCCGTAGAGGAATTTACTTCTGTTGCAGATAGAGTAAAGTATGTCGAGAATCTTGGTAGTGTATGAATGCGTATGAGTTATTAATTCTGAATAGGAACATCCTCCAAGTAATGGATGGTGTTTCTCTTGATGTTGGGGATGTAAAATACATCCCAGTATATCAGGAATATATGCGCTTGTTACGGGAAGGGCATAAAAAGACCTATATCATGCAATATTTATCTGATGAATATAGTATTGCAGAAAGGACCATTTATCGGATCATTGATAAGTTCTCAAGTACGGTTAATATCTAAGTAAGAGCGGAGTAATTTTCCGCTCTTTTTGCTTAGTAAAAAAGTTACTGACAAAGCGTGTCAGTGGAATAAACTTCTTATATTCTTCAAGCCGTATCCTGTTTTCTACCTTTGTTACAAACAATTATGTAGTATGGCAAAATTATACATTAACAAGGACATTGTTGCCGATAGGGATAAGCTAGAGAGTTGGTATTTGACCGGTGATGAAGGGCTTTCGTTTCCAGATATTCAATATTTTCTTTCATGGCTTGACCCGGCTGACCCTACAATCGACATTGAAATACATTCATGTGGTGGTGACACTGTTGAGGGGTATGCAATTTATGATGCATTACGTGCATCGGGTAAGGAAATTTCTTGTACTGTTGTTGGAAGATGTGCTTCTATGGCGACAATTATTCTACTGTCTGCACCGCTGGAACGCAGAAAGGCTTATCCCCATGCAAAGTTTCTCATTCACAAACCATATTTGGCAAAGTATGACGATGTCTTAGACCTTGAAACGATAGAAACCCTTAAATCAAGTTTGGAAACGGAAAAAGCTAAGATGTTAGCAGTCTATGTTGAAAGGACAGGGACAGAGCCAAACGTGTTGGAAACTCAAATGAATAAAGAAACATGGTTTGGTGGAGAGGTTGCAAAACAATTAGGATTTATATCTGCTGTTCTTGTCCCAACTACAGCAAAAGGAATCGATTATAAACTTAATAGTAGAAAAATGAACAAAGAAAAACAAGTGACAGTGAAGCAATCTATCATTGATAAATTGCTTGCCAAATGTGGCTATCAAAAGATTGAGGATATTCCAGTAATATCTATGGAGTTGACAGACGCCGAAGGTAATATACTGACGGTGGAACGTGAAGAGGGAGAACCGCAAGTCGGGGATGCCGCGTCTCCTGACGGTGAACATGTTATGCCTGATGGGAAGACTATCATCGTAACCGATGGAGTAATTACAGAGATTAAAGATCAGGAGGAAGAAAATGGTGATGAGGAGATTGAGGCTTTGAAGGCACGCATTGAAGAACTTGAAGCGGAAAATGCGGCTTTGAAAGTTAACTCCCGTACAGTTGAGGACAATAAGATTCTGAATGCTGTAAAGATGGCAGGTGGGGAAAATTGGTTGACGAAGCATTGCTCAACCTACAGGGTTTCTTTACGTGCCCAGACTTTTAAGACAACTGTTGATCCTCAGGCCAGTGCAGAGGAAACACCTATTCAGAGGAAGTTGAGAGAAGAAAGAGAAAAGCGAGCTAAAAAGTAAAGAAAGGAGATTTGAGTATGCCTATTTTAGATTTTTCAAAATTGACACCGGACAATCAGGCGGTGAAGGATTTGAAAGACTTGATTGAATTGACTGTCTTTCAGAATGAGGATATGGAGCGTTTTATGACGTTCATGCCTAAAGTGACCAATGGCAAGAAAGTTGGTTTTATTGGTGAAATGGAGGATGTGGGTATCGCAGGCTCTGGATGTGATCCTACATATCAAAAGGTGGCTATTGCTGCAGCCCAAAAGGTTTGGGAAATTGGTGATTGGCAAGTTCCATTGGAAATGTGTTATGAGGATTTGGAAAACACTATTGCTAAATATTGCCTAAAAACCGGTACTAATATTGCGGACCTTACTTCTACTGAGTATATGGATGGAATCGTCCTTCCGAAGCTAACGGAAGCAATGATGAAAATGTTGTGGCGCTTTACTTGGTTTGGAGATAAGGATGCTGCCAATGTTGAAGGTTCAGGGCAAATTACAGATGGTTTGAATGTTGAATTGTTTAAAACATGTGACGGTTTCTTTAAACGTCTGTTTGCTATATGTACAACTAATGCTAGCCAGCATACTGTCATATCAGCCAATGCTGAAGCATCTTATGCTTTGCAAAAATCCAAAATGAAAGAATTGGGTGCTGCAACTTCTATATTTGATGCAATGCTTGAAGATGCGGATAGCCGTATTTTCCAAAAGTCCGGACATGCAATTTTTGCTACGAAATCATTGTGTGATTCTTTATCTCGTGACGTGAGAGAAAAATATAAGGTTATTATGCCTTGGGAAGTTGTTTTTGACGGACTTGAAGTAGGGGAGTATGACGGTGTTACAGTTGTAAAATGCTCAATTTGGGATCGATTTATCCAAGCATATCAGAATGATAAAACCAAATTGAATCTTCCCCATCGTGCTGTTCTGTGTTCTCCGGACAATCTGATGTACGGCTGTGAAGGTGATAACCCTATGTCAGACCTTGATATCTGGTTTGAAAGAAAATCCCGTAAGAATTATATCTATTCTACAGGTAAACTTGGTTCTATGATTGGCGAGGATAATCTGGTACAAGTTGCATATTAGGAAAGGAGGTATTTATGGGAGTATGCGATGATATTTTGAAGAAAGATATTTCTCCGTCTTGTGATGATCCGGTTGTACAAGGTTTGGAGCAGGAAGGTGTGATAATGAATCGTGCAGATGTAGACTTTGCTGCAACACTATTCAATTCTACCCGTAAGAATGTGATTGAGACACTAGCCATGAAGACGGGAAAGAAAGCATATAAAGTTATTGTACCAGGAAAGGCTCCATTTACAGGAACTACCACAGCTTTGGCTACTGGTACATATCGCAATTCATTCACAAACACTCTTGTACTTGTGATTCTAGCTAATGATCCGGATGTTTGTGCAGATATTATTGACGGCTTGGCTAACGGTTCTTACGTTGTAGTGTTGGAAAATAAATATAAGGGGTTACAAAAAGAAGCAAATCCGGGCGATGCCGCTTTTCAGGTTTTTGGATATTATCAAGGTCTTACAGCTACTACTATTGAAAACAATAAGTATAGTGAAGATACAGAAGGCGGATGGACCGTAACACTTGAAGAACAGAAAGCTCCAAAGTCAGCTTTATTCTTGTATAAAACAAGTTATGAAGCTACTAAAACTGCTATTAATACTTTAACGGCCGAACCGGCAGAGTAGAGGTATGACAGTTTTAGAAGTGGTTGATAAATTGAAAGAGTTGGGGGATAAACTCCCCCTCTCTTCTTCTGATAAATCAGACATTGAAGTAATGTATCATGAAGTCTTCGGACGAACTTTTATTAGAACTTCATGTGGTGATTGCTATCGTGATGCTGTGATTGAGATGTATTCATATTTAAAAAAATACAGAAAGATGAAAGAAAAATCAAATTATGCATTGAAAAATGGTGTTTTACTCCAGGCTGGCTTTGGGAGTGGTGAAATGTATACCAATGATAATCTAACTGATGAAGCGGCAGAAAGATTTCTTGCGGGAAATCCTAAAGGGATAGTGTTTTTTGCTTTAACGCCTTCTGATTGGGAGGAAAGGGTTGAAAAACGCAAGAATCCTGTTACGGTTTTGGATGAGATTTTAGTTTCAGAATTGGTGAAAGCTTTCCAAGTGGAAGGTGCGACTGTCAAAATTGTAAAAGATGCATTTAAAACCTATCAACGCGAGTTCGGGATAAGGATTGCGTAAAAAATAGGGTAAAACGAGCTAAAATAGTTCGTTTTACCCTTTGCTAATACATTGATTATTAGTAACTTTATAGTGAAACAAAAAACAAATTACTAATGATTAGCAAGGACAAAATTACAAAAAATCTCTGGAAAAGACGAATAAAAAGGGACAAATGTCTTCGTAATGCCTGTCAATAAGGCGTTTGCGAAGACAAATGAGGACAGGCGAAAAATCGAGGTAACGTAAAGGAAAGCGGATTTATGAAGAAGAACGGTCTCCAAATCATTACCCGCCGAATGGTGATTTTTAACACACCGTGTTGTATTTGGCAGCTTGTGGCACAGGTTGGCATATCAAGGTCTAACTCGTTGAGTAATAACTTTGCAAACAAAAAACGAGT